GTAATAGGCACAACTGCATCAACTGCGAAGGCAGGGGACACAACAACGATAACAGGTGCTCAGGCAACTGCTATTATAAACAACACGGCTAAGGTTTCAGACACAGGTACTCCTGCAATTTTATCCAACGGCACAGTACCAACATTAAACTCAGGCATCTCTGCTGCAGAAGTAAGAACCCTTATTGGGGCAGGTACTTCAAGTAGTGCGGGAGTTACAAGCGTAAGTGGTACTGCAAATAGAATTTCTGTTACGGCAGGTGCGACACCTACGGTAGATGCAATTACAGGTACAGTAAGTTCTTCTTCTGCTAATTTAGCAACAGGAGCACAAATACAAACAGCCATTAATACAGCTGTAACAGGAGTATTAAAATATAAAGGAACATGGAATGCAGCCACCAATTCCCCACTACTTCAAAGTCAAAAAGGTACTGTAGGTGAATATTATATTGTATCTACAGCAGGTAATACAAATTTAGATGGTATTACAGACTGGGCAGTAGGTGACTGGGCAGTATTCTCTGATCAAGCAACAGATGCTTGGCAGAAGATAGATAACACACAAGTTGGTAATGTGACAGGGAGCGGTTCATCTGGAAGAGTTGCTTATTGGAATGGATCAACTAATATAACAAGTGACGCAGGATTAACTTTTAATGGTGGTACAAATCTTTTAGCAGTTGGTGGTGCAGTAACTTGGAGTGGTGGTGGATCAACAGAATCTAATTCTGCATATGATAATATGATTACTGGAATTAGTGATAGTGGTAGTTCAACTAAAACAATTACATTATCACAACAAGATGGTAGTACTTTAACCACATCATTTAGTATACCGCAAGGAACTACAACTCCAAGCAGCACAGAGACATTTACAAACAAAAGCGGTGCCATATCACAATGGACTAACGATAGTGGTTATATTACAAAATATGTAGACACTACTTATTCTGCGGGATCAGGTATAACGTTGACAGGTACAGTCTTTAGTAACGCATCTCCAAATATTGTTCAAACAACTGTATCAGGCAATGCAGGTTCTGCTACAGTCTTACAGTCCGCAAGAACAATCTCAGGAGTATCTTTTAACGGTTCAGCTAATATTACGTTGAACAATAGCAACATCACTAACGGGGCGGGATATACTACAAACACAGGAACTACAACTCCAAGCAACGCACAGACGTTCACTAACAAAAGTGGTGCTATTAGCCAATGGACAAATGACTCAGGTTATATTACAAAATATGTAGACACTACTTACACCGCAGGATCAGGCATAACACTAACGGGAACTGTGTTCAGTAACGCAGCACCAAACATTGTTCAGACTACAATTAGCGGCAACGCAGGAAGTGCTACAGTCTTACAGTCCGCAAGAACTATTGCAGGCGTAAGCTTTAATGGTAGTGCAAACATTTCTTTAGATAACAAGAACATCACTAACGGAGCGGGGTATATTACCTCATATGTAAATACCACTTACACCGCAGGATCAGGTCTATCATTAGTTGGTACTGAGTTTAGAAACTCTGCTCCAAACGTTGTTCAGACTACAATTAGCGGCAACGCAGGAAGTGCAACTAAATTATTAAATGCAAGAACAATTGCAGGTGTAAGTTTTGATGGAACTGCTAATATATCTTTAAACAACAATGCTATAACTAATGGAGCAGGGTATACTACCAATACGGGTACAACTACTGCTTCTAATGCACAAACTTTCACTAATAAAGGTGGTGCTATATCTCAATGGACAAATGATAGTGGTTATACCACGAATACAGGTGACATCACGGGTGTAACTGCAGGAAGTTATTTGTCAGGCGGAGGAACAAGCGGAAGTGTTACATTAAATGTCCTCGCTGATACCACTTCAAAAGTATCTACTGTTGTGGCAAGAGATAGTTCAGGAGATATTAATGTTAGATTACTTAGAAGTGAGTATGATGTTACGAATGCATCTATTGGTTATGTAATGACTCAGGTAGATACTGTATCTAATAATTATGTTAGACCTTCTACAATGGCTCAACTTAGGGCTAGTCTTAATGTAGCTGACGGTGCAACAAATGTAACCAACAATAATCAGTTAACTAACGGTGCGGGTTATACGAGTAATACAGGTACAACAACTGCCTCTAATGCACAGACGTTTACTAATAAGGGTGGTAATATTAGCCAATGGACAAATGATAGTGGTTATAAAACAACAGATAATAACACTACCTATACTGCAGGGACAGGCATAACATTAACAGGAACTGTGTTCAGTAACGCAGCACCTAATGTTGTGCAAACAACTGTATCAGGAAACGCAGGAAGTGCTACAGTCTTACAGACTCCTAGAACAATTGCAGGAGTATCTTTTAACGGTAGTGCCAACATTGCACTAGATAACAAGAGCATTGCTAATGGAGCGGGGTATATCACCTCATATGTAAACACAACATATAGTGCAGGTACGGGATTAACACTAGTTGGTACTCAGTTTAGAAACACCATTACTAATAACAATCAGTTATCTAACGGTGCAGGATATACTACTAATGTTGGGGACATCACATCAGTAGGGGTCGGAAACGGCTTGACAGGTGGGGGAACATCAGGTGCAGTTACTGTTGCTATGTCAGGTTCTTACACAGGTAACTTTACCGCATCAGGAAACGTTACTGCTTACTCTGATGAAAGGCTTAAAACTGACGTAGAGACTATTCCTAACGCATTAGACAAGGTTAATTCTCTTAGAGGGGTATCTTATACAAAAGATGGTGTTCGTGGCTTAGGAGTCATCGCACAGGAAGTTGAGAAAGTTCTACCTGAAGTTGTATTAGATGGTGAAGAATACAAGTCGGTTGCTTATGGTAATATGGTAGGAGTCTTAATTGAAGCTATTAAAGAACTTACTAAAGAGGTAGAGGATTTAAAAAAACAAATTAAGTAATATGGCGGTTCCAGGTAGCGGCACATTAACGATGCTAGGGTTAGCACAAGAAAGAAAGTATGGGACATACGGGTCGGGAACGATAAGTTTTTCGATTCTTATGACCGACTTAATTAATGGAGGAGGAGCAAATAACTTCCCCGCATTAAATACTCAATGTATTCCGTTTCCAAATACATCAACACCACATTCATTAAATGAGTGGTATGGGTATGATCAAGACTGTAGCCCTGTAGTTTGTGATTTATTCTTAATGACATATACGGCAAGATATAGAACAGGAGGAGAGGCTTGCTTCGCAGGAGAAGTTGAAGTAGCGGGTAATGGAAAAGGTGTATTTCAATCTAGTATATACGAACCTGGAACAGAATGTCAAACATTTGCAGCCGCAGGTGCTTATTCAGATGGACTAGGTTGGGGAATATGGAGTGGTTCATCCTGGACAGAACTAGGGCTTTGCGGAAAGTAGTATAAAAAAGATTTGTCTATCTTTGCTAAACAAAATAATTTAATCTAATATTTATCAAAATGAAAAAAGTAAAAAACACAGAAGTGGAAAATCCTAAAATTACGGAGAACGAATTGAAGTCAATTCAATCTATGCTAAACGCTTTTAATCAATTAAAGATGCAGCTTGGCGATCTTGAACTTTCTAAAGGTTCTATTATTGATCAAATAAATAAAGTCAAAGCTGACTATCAGGCAGTTGAAAAAGAGTTAAGTGAAAAATACGGAGATGACTCTCAGATAGATCTTGCTACGGGTAGTATTGTAAAGATTGACAAAGAAGAAAAAACAGAATAAATGAGCAGAATTTCAACATACTCAATCGATGGGACTCCCACGGTAAATGATAAACTAATTGGTACAGACGTTGATAACGTAGATGTTACAATGAACTATACTATTGGCGATATTATTTCGTTGGTTCCTGGTGGTGGTGGTGTGGGGATTTCTTCTATTAATACTGCAACAGGACCCGCTATTACCCTTTCAGGTACAGGGGGTCTTGTTGTTACACAAGTTGGAAACAATATTTTCTTAGATACTTCCACAGTTGGAAGTTCAGGGGTTACTGATATAAATAGTATAACAGGATCTGTTGACCTACAAGGAACAGGAGGTATTATAATTACCGAAGTTGGAGGTACAATTTTTCTTGACACAACTAACTCAGGAATGTTTGACTCACTAACCACCGTAGGATCTTCAGGTGCTGCTACGTTAACAAGTGGCGTGTTAAATATTCCTAATTATGCAGGTGGTGTAAGCGGTGTTTCTGATGTAAATAGTGTAACAGGATCTGTAGATTTAGAAGGTAAGGGCGGACTAGTTGTTACTGAGGTTGGTCAAAAAATATTTCTTGATGTTGCAGGTGTTGGTGGCTCAGTCACTAACAACGACAGGTAATCAAGGTGCTGCCACATTAACAGGTGGTGTATTAAACATACCAAACTACGCAGTAGGTGGCGGTGGAAGTGTAACAAGCGTAAATGCAGGTATAAACGGAGATGCTATTACGATTACAGGTGGACCTATTACCTCAAGCGGGGTTTTAAATTTCGCATTCACAGGAGATAAGTCACAATATGTCAGAGGAGATGGAACTCTTCTAGCATTTCCCGCAAGTTCATCAGGGACTGTGGAAAGTGTAACCTCTTCAAATACATCATTTATTTCAGCAACAGGTACTAGCCCAATAACCACAACAGGGGACTTGAGTTTTTCATTAAATGCTATAGGAACGCCAAGCGTAACTACTTATTTAAGGGGCGATAACTCTTGGGCAGCTATTCCAGGATCTGATTATAGTTGGATAGTTGGCGATGGCACAGGTATTGAGCCTGTAACAGACGGAACAACAGTTCAATTTAGAGGCTTAGATAAACTCTCTACGCAAGTATCTATTGCGGGACTTGACAGACTATTGGATATTACGCACAATGATACAGGAAGATTAGATACTGTTTCTGCAGTATCGCCTGCAGCAGGTGGCACCTTTACAGTAGTGGATTCTGTTACACAAGATGCAACAGGACATCCAACTTCAGTAAATATTAAAACAGTAACATTACCTGCTTCAGGGGGTGTTCTTAATTACACAACTTATGTAGCAAGATATTCCACAAATGGAGCCACAGTTTTTGCTCAAGAACTTGAAAACACAACAGGTGGCACTTTTTCTTGGATAAGAAACACAGGTATTGCCACAGAGATTGAAATAACATATAGCGGAGTCCTTGGCAACCAAGTTTTAATATTATGTAATGGTAGAGGTGGAGATAAATCAGGCGGAGTACAGGCATTTTATAATACAACAGACAACGTTAATACTATAAGCATAAGTGTTTTTGACCAAGCCTTTGTACCTTCTCCAATTGATATTATTGAAGGGATGTTCGAACTAAGAATATACGATAAGTAGTGGATATAAGAAAAATATCAATAGGTCCCGATTATAAGTCAAGTGCAATGCATTATCTTGTAGGGCAAGAGGTATTGGGGGGTAATTATTTTATCCACCTAATAAAACACGATTACGAAAGAAACTCAATACTTATTTATATTGAAAAAAGTAATGAAATATTATTATGGAAAGAGTTCACTTCAACAATGCCAATTTCTATAGAGTATAATATAAATTTCTAGTATGACTAACGAAGAGATGATTGCATCTATAGATGTTCTTAATATTAAAAAATCTAAGACTGATGATTTCATTGAGCAAATGACTATTGCCGATGAGATTCATAATATTCAAATGAAATTAAATGGAGTCAAGCCAACTGATTCGTCTATTGATTGTATTGGTTGTGGCTCATAAACTAAGTTATGAAATCACCATTCTGTTTTATTGTTAAACCATTAAAGGGGAGGCGATATAACAACACAAAAAAAGTTGCAGGAATTGATTTAATTATTAGCACCTCGCAAGAAGACTTTAGGTTCTCGAATAGAGAGGCTGAGGTTATACAACTTCCAATAGACTACAAAGGTCCCATTGTTATTGGTGATACGCTTCTAGTACACCACAATGTTTTCAAATATTACAACGACATAAAAGGTAAGCAAAGGAGCGGTAAAAGCTTTTTTAAGGACGACTTGTTTTTTGTTGAGGAAGATCAATTTTATTTGTATAAAAATAAAAACGGATGGAACTCACACGACAGGTATTGCTTTGTGCTACCTGTAGATGTAGAGGATTCTTATATTTATAAACCAATTAGCGAAGAGCCATTAGTTGGTATAATGAAGTATCCAAATGATTTCTTAACTTCAAAAGGAGTAAGAGCGGGTGATAAGATTACCTTTAAACCTGGTAGTGAATATGAGTTTGAAGTAGATGGCGAAAAAATATATAGAATGTTTGATCATCAAATAACTATAAAGCTATGACAGGATTTTTTGAAATGCTTGAGGAAAATAATATAGACTTTGACTTACTTATAACTCACTTAAAATCAGAAGAGTTTCTAGAAGAAGCGGGTCCCGTTGTAGATGATGGCAACGACACTTATAAAGTTTTAGATTCTGAAATAGATGGTAAAGGAATATTTGCTAGTAAAAATTTTAATGAAGGAGAGTTTATAGGATATGCGAAAGTAAATAATACAAGAACTTTAGCGGGTAGGTATACCAATCATTCTGATTTTAACAATGCTAATTTTTATTATATTAAAAAAAACAATAATTCTGTTCTAATAGCAGAAAAGCATATAAGTATTGGTCAAGAAATACTAGTTGATTACAGATACCACACACATAATAAGGAATATTATGAGTAGAGAATGGGATTTTATGGATGGGTTAAATGAAGAAAACTATCCAATAAAAAAAACAAAACGTATTAAAAATGAATACAAGAGAAATAAAATTAGAAATAATCAAGGCAGGTCACGAGGCGGTCAGGCAACTGATCAAAGTGGCGAAGGAGCAGATTATTAAACACGATCCCGAAGATGACATCTCTGCAGACAGATTAAAGAATGCTGCTGCCACTAAGAAGTTAGCGATATTCGATGCATTTGAAATACTAAGCAGAATAGAATCAGAAAGAGAAGCTATAAATAGTTTGGACAATGGTCCAAGTAAAACAGACACAAAACAAGGATTTGCAGAACGTAGAGCACAGTAGTTTATTTACAACACTAAAAGATGTTGTACCCAAGTCAGTCTTAACTAACAAGAATAAGGCTAAGACCTGGGCATATGGCTATGACTCTAAGTACGACTTTATTGTTATATCTAAAACAGGTGAGATAGGTGAGGTTATAATAATTCAAGGGCTTCGTATTGCCTTACCCTCAACACCAAAGTATTGTGTTCAAAGACATAAGAAAGCAATAGAACAGTATTGGGAGCGTCAAGAAATACCTAAAGCTTTAGATAAAATTCAGTCTATATTCAAATGGAATGAAATGGCTACAGAATTTAAGCAGCGTTGGGTGGACTATGTTGAAACTGAATTTGATAGAAGGGATGATGGGCATTGGTTTATGTCTAACGGAAAGCCTACATATATAACAGGATCTCATTATATGTATCTTCAATGGACTAGTATTGATGTTGGATATCCCGACTTCAGGGAAGCTAATCGTTTGTTATTTATTTTTTGGGAAGCTTGTAAGGCGGATAAAAGAAGCTTTGGAATGATTTACCTAAAGATAAGACGTTCAGGATTTTCTTTTATGTCATCATCCGAATGTGTTAACAC